TTATATTGAATTAGAATCCGCTATATACCAAATTTCCTGCACCCCATTATCCCGGCTGTGCCAGCACGCCCCCTCCAATGGGCCGTTTGGTGTAGGGTCAAAGTAATACCAATCCCCCGAACCATCATCCGGGTCACATGCACTTCCATTCCAGCGGTGCCAGCTGGTGCAAGCATATCCATCCTTATTAAATAGATACCAATGGTGATATATGACACACCATTTATTAGTCGGGTAAGTTCCATCTGGTCTGCGATACCACCAACCGTTATTATCTTTAATCCAGCCTGTGCGCTCCTCCGTCACCCAAGTTTTCATAAATTCATCCGGGTTACGATACAGTTTCTTGATTCCAGATGTGCTGCTTCCCCAATCCGGCAACTGGAAATGTGGCTTATCCACAGGAGATTTCCAATTTCCACCCCATTCAAGTCCTAAAGATACACCGATAGCACCTACACGGTTAAAAAATCCCCCAATTTCATTATAAGCACCAGCGCCGTCATTGCGGAAGATATCAAAGGCAGTACCCCACTGATGATAGGAACTGTAGCTGCTGCCAGGAGCATTAGTGACAATATTCCCTGGCTGGGTTCGACCCTGAGCGTATAAAGCATCCTGTTCTGCCACGGTCCGCAGTGTCTCGCCTATCTTAATTTTTAATCCCTGTTTATTACATTCATCCACCAACTGACCTGCTAAAAGCTGCAAGCGTGGATGGCACAATGTGATATCTCTCATACTTATCCTCCGATTATACTGTTTTTCTGCTGCTCTGTAATCCATCCAATTGACACAGCCCGGTTGAGTTCGGAAACCGTTAATGGCCCTTTACCATTGTTATATAACCTTTTTAACGTTGTATACATGTTACACCTCCAGCTGACTCAAAATTATTGCATCCACTGTATCCTGCAATGTCTGCACTGTGTCCCGGATATCTGGCCTACGAAGTTTAACAACCATAACTGTATCCTTCACTTCATTGGTTTCATAATTCGGCGCTTCCTCGGTTCCTGTATTTACTGTTTCAGAGGATATGACATAATCCATTTTCTTACGCATTTCCACCAGCTGACTAAATCCGGTTTTTACTTCAATCGGCTGACCGTCCAAACCAAGTATGTAAATTCTTTCTGTGTTTGTCGGATTAAATTCAGTTTCTGCCGTTTCAAAACTGTCTAAACCCGGAAGAAACGACAGGGTTAGGTAATCGCCGAATTCTTCCACCCCGTTTGTTATTAAATCGTATTTTGTGTTGTTTAATAGTTTTAATTGGTTCATTTTACTCCTTTCATGAGTATGTTTTTTATATAGCAAATAGCAATTTACCATACATAAATACCAGCAAAAAAGTTAAAGATGGGTTTACCAACGGAACTAGTTGGACAGCCACAGAAAATTGTATAGTCTGTGGTTCCATAGGCTTTAATAGTTCGGCCCACGGGTGTTATGTATCAGTTAATAGCATAACTATATTTTGGGTCAATAATGATGCGACAACCAATTCTTTTGCGCCTGTTTACTTTGCTGTGCGGAAAGGAGATGTCATAAAATTTGTCGGTTATGATAATCAGGTTCCAATCCTTACCAATCTGTATGCTTTTAGCACAAAATGATTATTTAACAACCAATACTATTCCAGCAAGGCTTATATTTGCTGTACCAGACGCTTGATTGTTACCCATAATATATACCTGCCCATCTTTCCATTTGCATGTACTTATATTGACCTTAGTGCAATTATCACCTGTAACATCGGACAGTACAGGACATACCAATTTGTAAGTAGAGGTATCAATATTTACTGGTATATAAGCATAAAAATCATCTCCGGCAGCAATTGGTATACCAGCTTTGACATAGGGGACCATATCTATTTTGGATGCTAAATTGCTATTTGCAGTAGCAATGTCCTCCTTATTTTTTGTGATTTCTTGCTGCATCGAATAAGCCAGCGAGGATGATGGAACTGTGGTTTCCGAATTTGTTTGCACAGTTGAAATCAATGTTTTTAGTGCATCAATTATCTGATTAGCTTTTTCGACTGTTTCAGCCAGTTTATTTTCTGTTTTATTAAGGTTGTCAGCATCAATATCTGGTTCTGAATTATTTACATAATTAGTTGGATTATAGTTGTTCATTTTTTCTAAATTATTTATTGCCATGCTCTCCTCCTATATGCTGCATTTTAATTCCCTTAATGTCATATTGACAACTGATGTACTTGCTGTGGTTCGCATAAATAGCGATATATATATAAATCGTGTTCCGGTAATATTGGATACATCAAAACTATTCGTCTTTAAATTGCCCGATGTATTTGGTATCTCTCTCCTCCAATAATCTCCCAGTCCAGTATTATAATCTTTTCCAGAACCGCTGGAAGCTCGCATATATATGTAATCACTAACATATCCAGTAGCCAGAATCATTTCACACCCACCAGATGCGTTGGCAAGAGAATATTTCAACGTTATTCGATTGATATTATCAAAGTTAAGAGGAACATTAAATACAATTGCCGTTGTTACATAATCTGTGCTAAGAGGGTTTTCGATATGGATGTTATCTCGCCCAAATGTCACGTCTCCTTTGTAGTAAGGTCCACCTTTACGCCCAAAAGATGGGAAAGAACTTATTGATTGCCCTGGAGCAAACACACCATTGTAATACGGCGTATATGGGTCGTCATTCTCGTATCCTTCGTAAGTTCCTACAATAGTTGTATCTCCTACTCTAATAACTACATTCTTTTTTATATTTGATGGAATAAGATTTGGGAGGCTTTCAACAAAAACGTCGCCTGCCATAAATTTACCAGTTGTTTCTATTGTTTGTAAATTTGCGCTTGGGACAACGTACTGATTTCCTAGTGTAGGTATATTTTGTGTCACTGTACTACCAGCCTCGTAAAATCCTTCTCCCAAAGATAGGGTTTGATTTAATTGTAATTCATACCTTTCAGGTTGTATAATTGGCATTTTTCCAATTTGTTCGTCATCACTTCCACGCCCTAAAAATATTTTTCCACTTTTTACACTCGATGGAAGGGCAGTTAAATCACTTGTATCTGCATTAGCTCCATTTTTTTTAATTATACAATCAGCCATTTTAATCAACCCATCCCTCAAATGTGCCTGTATATGGGCCTATTTTTACACCCTTTTTTATTACATCATTTGAAATACCTACAATACCACCAATAAAAACATTTCCAGTCATATATGCGCCTTTGACTCCGGCTGTTGTTCCGTTGATAGCAGGGTCAACGTATTGCGCCCCCAATGTTGGAATATCTTGTTTTAATGTTATTGAAACAAAATACCCTTCTGGAATAGAATACTTTCCGTTAATCGAAAAATCATGTTCTACATTATAATAAGTAGGCATAGTTCCTTCTTGTGCGTTTTCGGTCCCGGCTCCAATAAAAGTCTGCCCATATTTAACATCCTCTGGCTTTGCAGTGAGATAATCATTATTAAACATACCACCATTATAGAGTATACATTCTGCCATATTAATCACCTGCCCCTTTCACCAGAATCTGAAAATCGGAAGATGGTTTGGAACCATAACAGTATAATGTAACAATTCCATTTCCACTTTCGGTTCTATCAACATATCCAAAAGCCTTTTTTCTCTCTCTGGCTACACTTGCAGTTGGGTCATCTCCCAAGTATGGACCGCCAATAATAAGTCCCGTATCCTCCTTTGCTCCCGGTACACTGACCGTCTGAGAATACGGGACAGATGTACTCCAGTTTGCCGAAGGAACCATAATCCTTTTTATACCTTTGATATTTTCGATTTCAGAGTTGTTTTGCAATACCGCTTTGTTGGTTGCATTAATATCATCCGCAGAAAAAATATCTCCGATTTCTTGATACTCTGTTTTATCTTCAAGCGTTGTTAGTCCGGTTAATGCATCTGTGGTCATTTTGTATTTACGCAGGCCAGAAAACTTATCATTTTTAAAGTTTGTTTTTAAATTCATAGTTTGATACCTCTATTACCAAGGACTTTGGTTCCTAATTTAAACGACAAATGTTGGGGACCCGGATAGGATTTTTCAATCAAATCACCTAAATCATAAATGATTTTTTCGATGGCATTGGCTTGATAAATTGATGTGTATGTTATCTTCTCGGGAGTAAGTGGAGTACTGCTATCTGTATAGTATGCATTTCTTATCGCAACTATATTTTTTCTCAGACGTTCCATTTCTTTATCCGTTCTATGGTCCTCTGGTTTCCAATTTAGCTTGTTATTTGTTGTGTTTCTATATCCGTACTGATTAAGGACATAAGATACCCATTTAACTGCCTGTTCGATACGGTTGAGGTCTTTGTAATCAATGTAAGCTTTGTCGGTTAATTCTATTATGTCTGACTGAGTACGGTCAAAAATAAGGGATTCTAAATACTTACTCATGTATTTTTACCTCTGCCTTAATTTCGTTGGGAGAAAAGCTATAATTGTAGCTCTCAATGATACCTGTGCGGTATCCATCGTAATCTGTATCAATCTTAACTTTCTGTCCTAATTTTTTTGTTCCAATAAGAACATCCCCCACCACATTTTCTGCTCGCTGATAATATGAATATACGCGGTCAAGCACTTGCTGCGCATTACCACTATAAACCAATGTTGCGTCTGTTACTTCACGGATGTTTTTATTAAATACAATATCTGGATTTTCTTTAAGGATTGATGTGGTGAGATGGTTGTATCTCTTACCAGTCAGTGTTACATTTCCGCCAGTTCCGGTTATATAGGCATAGTTATCACCATACTGACCAATGGTGCCACCGGTTATCTCCAAACTGTGATAAGGTTCGCTAAAAATAATCTCTGCCGTTCCATTCAAAGTATCATTATATAGTTCTTGTACATCATCCGATTTTTGATATGTATGTACTGTTAGCCGAATTCCGGTAACAATATCTGAATGCTCTAATGTAACACCCGAAAATACTTCATCAGACAAAAACTCGCCGCTTAAAGCATTCTCCTGCGGATAGATAACAATGCCATCGTAATTGCTTGTATCTGCAATGGCCCCAATAGCAAAGCAAATATATACCAATGCATTTCTTTTGGTGGTATATGGGATATATCCATGCAGTGGAATATTTGAAAATGATTCATCCAACATATAATTAAAATCTTCATTCTCAAATATTTTATCTAATACATCAGAAACTGGTTGGCCTGTATATATTCCTCCAGCGAACTCATTTCCATCTAATACACCCACTGCATCATGCGCGTCCATATGGTAATCTGTTTTGTTTTTCCTTGCACCGTTTTTAAGATAAAAATTTCCTATCAACTCACCGTTGAAATATAAAGTAAGTTTCTGCTTTTTCTGTAAATCAAACGGTATATCGGATGTTGTCCTGACCGTGAAATTTAAGGTGTTAATACTTATGCTTTCTGATATTGCATTGATTTCTTGCAAACAGTTTCTTTCCAATAATTCGTTGTCCAGAAAATCACGGTATATTCCATAATCTATTCTGGTAACAAATACTGGCCTTATGGGTTTTGATGTCTGCAAAAACGTGATTTCCAGTTTGTTATATCCTCTCACATAGTTATTACAAAAATATCGAACTGAATCCGGGGAAAACTCCATATCTGACAACAGGTTATTATCCGCGTACCACTTTACTCTCATTCGCGTACAATAATCTCCAGACATCATATTAAAAGTAAAAAGCAGTCCTACACTGGTGAATTTTTGATTAAAGGTTACTGTCAGCATGGGGGATTCAATTAACTTTTCAGTTGTTGATTTAGGATATAAAAACATTCCTGGATGCAAACCCATTTGGGGCTTAAGTCCTTGGCTTTGCTTAACATATCCGAACAATCCTTGTTCATTTGATACTTCTGGGCTTATATATCCATACGGAAGCGGATTATCTGGAAAATTGATATACTTTCCATTCAGCAGAGAAAACCGTGGAAAGCATAGAGCATATCCAGGATAAGAAATATCATCTCGCTTTAATTCTGGAAATTCCTGCTCTGTTATTGTCCCACGCGGATGTAAACCAGGGCCTGGACGAAGTCCTATTCTCGGTCTTAATCCAGGTCTTGTAATGGATGCTGTACTATTTTCTTTGGCATAAGGGGCCAAGTCATCATAAACAATCTTTAATCCCTCAGTATTCTGTTCTGCATCAGATAATATGGATTGCTTTAAAAACACATCACGGCCTCCTCTGCGGCTCCATAGCGGTAAAGGTAATGGATAACCCGGTCCAATGGTTACGCTCACCTTCTTTTCCGTTCTTGTTGATTTTTAAATCATCATCCCCGCTGGTTATGTATGCTTCAAATTCTTTGGTAGCTTGACCATATGGAAATACCATATTATGAGACTCGACCGGAGCGGAGATAATTTCGTAAAATGTATCATAGTCTGCCGGATTACTTCTTTCCGCATCAATATCAAGCGTATAATTATAAAATGTACCGATAATATCACGGTGCATCCTATAAGACTGCAAACGTCCAGAATTTTCACTATCTGCGACCGAAAAATTTCGCTTTAAGGATTTTACACATAGGCGGAGATTAACTCCGTCTATGGTAAATACTCCGTTCCCATTCTGATCCATTATACGCTGCCCTCCGTGACCATTCTTACACCCACACGATTCTTTTCGTTGTTTCCAAATTTGACTACAAGCTGACCGAATCTTGTACCATCAAGTATTAGCTCCGCTTTAGCAATCTGATTTGCACCAGATATATTGCTTTCTGCCAGCGCTTCTTTAAGTGCTTGCTTCATAGTTGATAGCGGGGATACCACTTCTGTTTCACGGTTGTTGTCTCCCAAGATAGCAGCAAACATTCCGGCCCGCGGTGGTACTACTGTACCGGTTGCAAGCATTGGCATTCTATAGGGGATTGCTGCGTAGGTAGACATTGGGTATCTTGCAGTGCCTGAATATGCCGAACGTGATGTGCCTCTACTAAGTGCATTTGACGAAAATCCGTATATCATAATACCAGCCGCTGCCGCAACCCCTGCGGCTACTGCAAGTGTCGCAACATCTTTCAATTGTGCTGCTATAACAGCTACTACCAAAGCTATAGCACCAGCAACCGCAGTGATTTTTGTTGCTAATTGCTCTCCTGGTGTCATTTTATCCCATGCTCTGGAAACTTGTGCTGCTAAATAAATTATTGAGCCAAGAACTAACACAATAGCTCCAAATTTTAAATCCAGCGTTCCAAGATAATTAATAAGAATCGGAAGTTTTCCAAATAATCTTTGCAAATCATTTACTAATTTTCCTATTGTCCATGCAGCGAAAAACGACAATACCGCAAGTGTAATATTTTCAACCGTAGATTGATTTTGGTTAACCCAATCAGAAAATTTATTTAACCATTCTGTCAGTTTCTTTAATGCTGCTATGATGATTTCTCCGGTCCACGCTCCTATCGGTTGTAAAAATTTTTCCCACAACCACGTTCCAAGTGGTTTAAGTGCCTTAAGAACAGTATTTACTGCGTTTAATGCCGCAGCTATTAAATCAAATACAGCGGGAAGCGCTTGCTCAATTCCCCATTTTGCAATGGGTTCAAGAACATTATTTAATAACCAAAGCAATAAATTTCCAACAGTACCCACAATTGGATTAAGAGCTACCAAAACACGGTCAAAGCTTTCTAAAAGTGGAGAAAAGTCAATAGTTTTAGTCCACTCTTTAATACTTTCTGTTGCTTTGCGAATAAAATCAGAAACAGTTAAAGCAATATCTCCAAGATGTCTTAAAATATTTGTTCCAGTATTGCCGGATACCCATGCTTTATCAAAATTAGTAACTAAGTTTCCAACTGCATCAGATAAATTAGCAAAACTTATGAGTAAATTATCTGTTATTGCTTTCCCATATCCCTCAACATTCCACACCTGCATGAATGATGCGCCCACATCACTTGCAAGTTGTTTAATAGCCGAGAAGGTATTTTGCAGTGATTTCATTACCTGCGGTCCATTTTCAAGCCACGATTCCTTAAGTGGGTCGAACAGCTTTCCAAGCGTATCCTTTATGGCTTCTGCCTGTAGCTTAATATCATTGGATACTTCCTCTGTGGTAAACATATCCTCCGGTTTAAGCTCGTTCTTATCTTCTTTCTTTTTCTTCCCAGTTGTTATCTGTATCAGCTTATCAAATGGTGCTAATGCCTTTTCCGTTTCTTTGGCTGCATCTTTGGTTTCATCCTTAGTCTTGTCCAGGCTATCAGCATAATCCTGCTGGACCTTAACCGCTTTAACAAATGTATCCTTTCCGGTTAATGCTGCCAGCAGTTGCGCTGTCCAGGTAACGGCCTGGGATAGCAAATTGATGAACTGAGCCAGGGCCGGAGCTGCATACTCAACCAACGGGGAAAAGGCTGTGCCAAAAGCATTTTTAAGCTGGGTCATACCAGACATTAATGCTGATAACGCCTTATTGGTATCATCCGAATACTGGGCCAGATTATCCATGCCTTCTTTAAGGCCGCCTGTTACTGCTGATATTGCGCGGAATACGGTGCTAAACAGGATAGAGGTTGCAAGCATACGCCCTATTCCCATCCTTGCACCCCTGGATGATTTTTCGGTATTTTTCAAACCCGTATTTAACTTTTTAGTTTCTTTTCCTGCTTTTTTAGTTCCGGTTGTATATTTGGTCAATGCGGCATTTAGTTTTTTTATCGTTGCAGTAACAGTATCATACTCTTTATATCCTGGTCCAAGTCCTGCCTTTTCTAAATCCTTTTGACGTAAGGTGAGCCTTTCGATTTCTTCCCTAAGTTTTACCACTAGCGGATTGGATATCTTTGCATTTTGTCCAATTTCTGCAAGCCTTGCAGATTGCGCAGCCGCAGCCGCCTCTTTTTGTTTTGCTTCTTCAAGTTTCTGATTTAATTTTGCTTGCTGTTCGGCTTGTTTTCTGGCTGATTCTGCTTCCTTTTCTCGCTGCGCATCGGTTTTAAACAGTTCGTTTTTGTAATCCACTAATGCCTGTTCAGCACGTTTTAACGCTAGGGCTGTCTGGTCATATTCTGTATCACCAAATGTCCTGCCCTGTTTACTTAGTGTATCAAGCTGAGCCTTTAAAGTATTAATCTGCCCTTGCATACTTTCGGCAGATATCTCCACAGGTATTTCAACCGGTTTAACAAGCTGGCTTTTATAAGCCTTTAATTCTTCATTTGCCTTTTGAATCGCCTGATAAGTCGAATCAAATGTTGCATCCCCAAATGTCTTACCCTGTTTTACAAGGTCATCCAACTGTGATTTTAATGCGTTGATTTTTCCCTGCATCGAATCAATGTCTACCGGGATTTGTACTGGTTTAACCAACTGGTTTTTGTAATCTTTTAATTCCTGGTTGGCTTTTTGAAATGCTTTATATGTAGAATCAAAAGTTTCATCTCCAAATGTTTTCCCGCGGTCTTTAAGCCGTTGCAAATCAAGTGCCAGTTTATCAATCTGTCCTTCAAGTGTTGATATATCCAACGGAAGCGCATTAGGCGTAGGGCTTATTAATTCCTTTTTATAATCTTTAAGGGCTTGCTGTACTTTCTGTAGTTTTAAATACGTATTGTCATATTCTTCATCACCAAAGTATAGGCCCTTTCCTTCCAAATCTTTTAGGTGTTTTTTTAAGGTTTCAATTTCCCTTCGAAATTCGTTATTGGATTTAGTGGCTGCTTCCATGTTGGCAACATAGTTATCAACATAATCCTGAACGCTTTTATCATAAGTCCCGATTGCATCTGCTGACTTCCTAAGAGTGTTTTCAATATCTTTGGCTCCAATTTCAACACCATCAGTATTGAATTTTGTATCAATGATTACTCTTCCGTCTGCTGCCAAAAATATCACCTCACTTTAGCAAATCTGCAAAAAATTCATACTCTTCTTTCGACTTATCCTTTGTTATTTCAAGTTCACATAATTTCTTGTTATTATTTAAAAATTCCTGCTCCCATTTCTCCAAGCGTTTACCTTTTGATAGCTTCTGTCGAATAGAAAGGACTTGTGAAAACAATCCATCTCCAATTTCCATAAACCATCCATAGAAAGTCCACCAATGGATAATTTGACATCCGCGCGTTTCAAATCCTGCAATCCGGTTTACAGCCGGGAAAATGATTCCTGCGTCCTGTTCCCAGTCAATCACACGGGGAGATGGAGTATCTTCATGCGATACACCACAGTCGATAAACCATAACGCCTTTTCTGCTGCTTCTGCTAAATCCTGGGGAGGCGGTATAACAGGCCAGTAAAGAATCTCAAGCATTGTCTGCGTTTTCTCTGGGTCAGATAATTCTTCATCGGCAAATGCTGACAAAATATCTAGTACCGCCCGGAAATCCTCACGGATTTCATAATTTATCCCATTAACAGGGAGATAATATGGGAGGGTCCACGCCGCATTCATTTTACAGGAAATGGGTATTTCCCCGGACCGGCATTATACGTTTGTGTATATTTTCCGGCCTTACTTTCCATTTCCGTAAAATTCTTACCAGTTTCCTGCTCTATGATTTTTTTTACACTTTCAAGGATTACCAGCGCCCAAGGGTCGCCGTTTTCCATAGGGGTAAAGGGGCTGGCGATTTTGAAAAATCCAGAAGTATCCGCATTAAACAGGTAATCAAATTTGTCTTGCAGAGACTTTGCATATCTGTTGATTGTCTGTAATGAGAGTTCTTCTTTTTTCTTGCTATCGAGAGTTTCTTTTAATTCCCTCCACATATCCTCAAATGCTTTATACACATTCTGCTGCCGTTCGAATATGTCAAGGTCTGACGGGACAAATTTCAGAGTTGCCAGTATATCTCCGTGCTGGTCTGTGAAATCATAATATTTAACCGGGCTTTCGATTTTTATTGGTATATTAGGCACTCTTGTTTCCTCCATTATTCTGATAATGATGTAGGCTCCGCGCTATCTGCGGTAAATGTCATAGTTGACGGGTCCACTGCTCCAAGCGTCCTATCCCCTACGTAATGGACTGTATGGGTTGCCGAAACGCCTTTAAGTCCTCCGGCAAAATCTCCCAACTCGACCACACCATCCTGTACCCAGGCACGCATCTTTCCGGCACTGTCAGTTTTGTATCGTTTGACACAAAGATACTTCAAACGCAAATCAGACAGCGTTGCCCTTTCTTCCATTAGTGTGTCAATCTTCTGGGAATATTTACCTTCGCCGGATACATTTACCGGGTCTACCGTCATGCTCTCCGCATAACCGGTAATGTCGTAGTTGTTGTTTCCAAGCACATCCTGACTTTCTTCTGTTTCTGGATTCATAGAAATAGGCATATCTTCTACACCTTTTCCGATAATCTCAATGGTGTCTTTTTTGATTGTTGATGCATTACCATCCGTTACCCAAAACACCATAAAATCTTTTCTTTTTGCCTCTCCTTCGGCGTATGTCCATGTCGCCACTGCTTTTCTCCTTTCTGGATAAAAAAATAGAGCCATAGCTTAAGGCTCTGCGTCTTAGCGTCTGGCTCTACCATCTTTCAAATTCATTTTTATATTCCACTGATACCGGGAGCATCCAATCTTGTACGCCTCCGTCCTGCGGTTCCAGGCCGTAAGAATTATCTCTGGTCAATTTGGTTATCTTTCTTCCTTCTGACAATTCTGGATAAACATTCAGCCGGTATAAAATACCATCAATCTCAACCGGTTCTTTACACAACCATTTTCCAAATGTATCAAGAAATTCCTGTGTGTTAATTTTGGGCTTTTCCTTAGTTGCTGCAATGCGGTACACAATATAAAATGGATATTGGCACGTCTGATGAACAAATCCTAATATATCTTCTGTTTCAGAAAATACTAATGCTCCATTATCCGCAGAAAAAGCAATCCCACTGGTATCCTCCAATTGTTCAAATCGTACAATGGTATATGGAGACTGTTGCTGATCTAACCCAGGAAATTGATTAAGCAACGCCTTTACCGCGGTCGTTAATACATCATAACCGCTTGCATCTTTTCCAATTGGTTTTTGTTCATCATCCACGTTTTCCACCTCCAGCGGTTTTCTTGACTTGCTTTATCCAAGTCTTACCATCTGCTTTTTTTGCTGCATTAAACCATTTAGCCTGTGCCTCAGGATGCGCTGTTTTTGTATACTGCAAATCCTCCTTTGCTTTGGTTTTACCTCTATATTGGCTTACTAATACCTTTTTAGTCCATTTTGTAGCCCATGTGCTGCCCGTCACTGGGCTAACCATTACTTTACCTTGATATAAAAAACGTCCAGCTGGTCCATAAGCAGCATATACTTTTCCTGTTCCTTGTATTGCTGCGCTTGCAGCTCTGGTAACATCCACAAAATCGCCTGTAACCATAGACATAAAAGGAACCATACTATTCATGACATTTCCGTCAAGTTCATACTGCGCGAGCTGAAATTGTTTATCAAACCGGGACATATTAAGCTTAATTCTTATATCCCCATCAACAACGGAAAAGCCTTTAAAATGCGTTATCTTGCTTGCCATATTATTTACCAAGTATTTCAAAGTGGGGAATTACAGAGTATGGACCGCCTACAGATGATACCAAATATACAAAGTCATACCGGTTATTCATATAAGCATAAAAACCGCCACGATAATCTTCATCGTTTACCGGGCCATTATCCCATACCCATTCCCAGAAAAAACAATCATCCGATGCATCAAAGGTAATGGTATCGTCCAACAAATCATTTACCTGTCTCCTCCACTCCTTCGGAGGAAGCCACGGCAATTCTTTACCGTCAGCATCGCGGATTATCTGTTTACCATCCTGTAATTCGTAAGCTATGTGTAATTCAGCATTATCCGTGCTGTCTGGCCCATACTTTTTTAGTATTGCTCCTTTGTCGGTATTAAGGTCAACGCCAGATAATACATGGGGATACCAAATACCAACACCTGTTGTGGATGATTCGTAGTAATTAAAAACTGTCACCGTGGCGTTGTACATAAGGTATCCCCTCCGCTATTTGTTCATCTGCTTATACATCTGGTTAACCCCCGTAGCCGCCAGACCAGACACAGCGCCTACCGCTACAGCCGTGATATAGTCAGTTGCCGGGAAATCTGGTATGGTTCCCATTCCAAGCGCGCCCAAAGCGCCACCCACTACAGCCATAATGACCGGAATCCATTCGTCCGGTATCTTCTTTGCCGCTTTGCATCCAAGACCAACCACATAGCTCAGAGTCACAATAGCTACACATGTTCCCAATGTTGTGATGTCCATTACTCTGTTTCCTCCAAATCAACACCTTCCATGACTGCTCTTGCCTCCAAAACGGCAATATAGTCAGTCATTGCGGCAATCTGAATATTATATGTTCTTCTCGGGCAGGTGGGCGTAAAATTCAGTTCTCCTTTATCCCACTTTTCCAGCATTGCTTTCAGCTTTTCGTACCGAATGACAATCTGGTAATATTCAGCCTCAAACCTGTCCTTATAATCTGCACTGTTCATCATCTGTACGGTGTCTTTTAATTCCATATCTACCCATTCCGGCGCACAGCAATGGAACGCCACTATCATCTCTTACTCCCATCAGATATACCTTTGCAGCATCATACAGGAGTTTATTGGTTGCCTGTTCATCCCCTGCCGCAGAGTATACAGTACTCCAGGCTTTAGCTCCGTTAGCTATTTCAGACGGGGATGCATAGCTGATTGATTCGGAACCGGAATTACGAGAAACAATAATTCCAGAAGATTTTCCATTGATATCTGTCTTAGAATCACTTCCAGCGGCGGCAGATAGCGCCTGTTTTTCTGCCAGTTCCAAACCATACAGTTTATCAGATACGGCACATACGGCTTTCTTGATTTTAGTTTGCGCTCGTTCATTGTCTGGGAGGCCGTCAACCAATCGTTCAAATGTTATAGTGTCAAGAAAGTCGCTTGCCCGTTCTGCCTGCTTATCAAATGATTGGGAATCCGGTATGTCGCTGCCATAGTATTTTGTTGTGTAAAACTCATAGTCTGCATATGCCATGCCGGATTCTCCTTTCTTTAAGAGCGAGACGTTACATCGTCATTTCCAGATTTCAACGCCTTATATGTATTGTCACACTCAACTACTGTGATATGATTCCCGGTCGTTGCCTTGATATCAGTTTTACCGTCCCATGCTGTCCACGTCTTTACATTCTGACCATATTTCACTTCTGGAGCGGAATCAGCTGCCACTTTGTACTTGTACATGTGTCCTGTTTCGAGGGGAGGTTCAACGGTTAATTTTGTGTTTCCCGATGTACTTCCGGCCGAAGAAGTTACCGTCAGTGTTCCAAGAACGGGATTATCAGTAACATCAACAACCGCTATTCCGTCAATATATTCTGCAAACAAGGTCAAACCCATGATTGCAAATGCTTCGGAAACAGCTGTATTGTAGTTCCCCTGAGTATGGAATCCGATAAGGTTTGTCTCCCCGGCTCCAGTGGTATATACCAGACCCGCCCGTGCAAAATCGCTCTCATTTGGGTCAACATAGTACATTACAATGTTTTCCACTGGTGTAGCTATTACCTTTCCTCTTGCAATTTCCGAATCGGACAGCAGGAAGATTGTATTGAATCCCATGAAATCCTTAAGATACTGGAAACCAAACTGATTCTGCACGGTGATTTCAGCGGCACCTAGATACTGGTAAACATCCAGTATATTCACGAACCCAACCACACCTGTAACATTCCGGTGCATCTGTTTGAATTTGTTTTCTACCATTCCTTTTGCCATAGCAAGGGCCATCTGGAAGGTGGTTTCTGTTCCGGTAAGCGTGCCGGTATTCAGATATGTATAAAATCGTTCTGTTACATCCGATTGAAGCTGGAACAAAAATTCATCGTCTGTCATCTGAACGGCATTTTCATAGCCGTGGTCTTTAATTGCTTCAATGGAAACGGCCTTTGCATACTTCTCAATGGTCATTTCCGCATACGTCTTTTCCTTTACTGTGAATTTGCTGTAAGGGATTTCCTCTCCTTCGCCTACAGCACCGCTCTGTAAAGTTCCTTCTGCGTATTTGCTTTTCAACACCGCGCCCGGTGTTTTCTTAATAGGACGCATAATCCCCAGGATATCCCGGAGGTGCTGCCAGTTCCGTTCAAACCGGGTCACAAAATCAATTTCTCGCGCTGTTACCTGTATGTCCGCGCTTGTGATTAAATTGGCTTTTGCTGCCATTACTGTTCTCCTTTACCAAATAAATGTAGGTTACTGGCGATTGCAGACTGTCGCTCAGACGGGTCTTTAATCGCTTCAATATCCTTTCGTGTCATAGTTCCTGGCGTATTCTGCTTACCTACTGGTGTGGTAAACCTCGCCATGTTCTGCTGTGCATCATCAATAAATGCCGAAGCATCATTTTCTTTCATTTGGGCCAAAAGGTCATTTAAACCAAGAATTTTACCATCCTTAAATTTAAGACCGGCTTCTTTAATGTCTGCCACCGCAGCTCTCTTTGCTGCCTCACTTGAAAACTTTACACTTTCAAGCTCAGTTTTCAATGCATCCGAAAAATCACGCTCGTAAAGCTGCTCCTGGGCTTTTTTTTCGGCTTCTGTAGCCTTCTGTTTCCAGTCAGATATTTCCCTCTGCATCGTCTCCAGGTCAACCCCTTCAAAGCCTTTCAACGTTGTTTCTGCTGCTTCTGCTTTTTCTTTCCAGGTATCCCGGTCGGATGTCAGATTGTCGTTTTCCTTCTGCAACTTTTTAAGGTCTTTTCCATTTTCAGCCATAACAAAAGATATCTGTTCTTCTGTCAATCCCTGTGCCTTTAACTCTTCGGTTTTCATTGATGATTCTCCTTTTCCGTTATTAGGTTATTTGTAGGTGTGTAACCGTCCACCAACGGTTTGCCATTTTGTAGGACTTGGCGTGTCCCGAAACGCACATGCCGGAAATTGCATCCGCTTTTCAACCTCCAGGCCGTTTGCCCTGCGAGCTAAGACCTGTTTCTGTTAAGGACATGTGCTATTATAGGAGGGAGGTTCAAATATAGTAAAAAGCCATGCAAACTACATTACTGTAATCTGTATGGCTCTGCGACTGGCGACTGGCTCTAATTTATGTGGCAGGTGATAAACCGCCCTTTTCCATATCACTTGCTATTCCTTTTGCAATATTCATTATGGATGTATTCTTACATACAGGGCAAAATACTGGAAGGTTTTTCGCTACTGTATCAGGCCGAATTTTTGTCCTGGTCTTATTGTTACATATAGGGCAGTATACCCAACCGTTTTTTACCATGTTTTTACCCTTTCTGTTTATTCCTACTCCTATTTTAACGTATTACAAAAAAATAATCGTCCCCACATTTTTCAAAGGCGGCAGGACTTTTCCCACCGCCAATGTATTACATCATATTACGTAACTTCTCAATATATCTTTTCATGGTTTCCCGCTCCTCGCGGCAGTCAGCATCTTTTGACATCTCGCCTAATTCTTCGGTAAGTTCGTCCATGTGCTCCTCCAAAGCTGCAAGCATACGTCTTTTGCAATCCTCGTCTTTTCCACCACTTCTGTAGCTCTGTTTCTGGCTCATGTAATCATCATAGGCAGGACCATTGGCACGACTGTAATGACCTCTGACGTAATGCTTACCGCGTGTGCCACGATAGGAACTGTCGTTATCATAATCGGAATTCATACGCCCATCAGTTCTGCTATAACGTCCCATGCTATCACGTTTGCGGCGTGCCTCACTGTATTCTCCGCCGCCCTCCATTTCTTCCATTACAAGGTCATAATACCCTTCTTTGCATTTCCAGTACTCTACATTCTCCATGTCTTTCCACATGTCAATCAGTTTGTATGCGGTTTCAAGGTTGTTGGTATTCAGGCCCTTTTCCGCAATTTTATCCAGTTCTTCGTGGATATTCTGCATTAACTTATAACTCATAGCCTTACCCCCTTAACCTATTCTGCTAACTACAAGGTTAGCGTCTGTTACCGTTGCTGCTGCGGCTCCGACGTTTCTTACCGACAACGTGGCGCAACATGGTTTGCATACCCGTACTTCCACGGTTACTGCTCCATTAATTGTTGCACCGGCCGCCACTGTGTTCTGAATTCTTGCACCGGGAATACCTTCCCCGTCCTGCTGTATCTCAAAAATTATATCTTCGGCCGCTGCTGCGGAAAAGTTACCATTAAAACCTACACGGTATAATCCCGGAAGTAACACCACTCTACCGGAAAGCGGCTCGTGCCGTATGTTTGGGCAATTGCAAGAATATACCCGGTTTGCTGCAAACAGTACGCTTCCATTGACTTCAACAGTTTGTGTACCAGCAGTTACAAAATCTGCCATAATAAATCCTCCTTATATGCATAGAAGGGCAAGCCTGTGCCTACCCCTCCATGTGTGTAATACTACTTATTCAGTAGACATGTCCTCTTTGGACAAGATACGCAATATACGGTTGTTTTGGTCAATAATCTTTTCCATGTATTCCTTGTTTTGCTGTTGCAATGCATCCAATATATCATTATTAGAAACGTCACTAACCAGCAAAAACAAGTCAATCATCTGCAATGCAGTAGCATACAGGGCAAGATTATCGTAAAACTGCTCGTTTCGATTTAGCATCCGCATCCAGTATTGCAACCACAGCCACAGCTAGAAGCATATGTATATGGCGCCGGAACCGTATAAGCCGGTACAGGCTGCGGCTGACGAAGCTGTGCAACGATGGTGTTGCCAACTGCATCAATAAAACCGTTCTGGGCAGTCTGGCTTGCCTGGAATCGAAGGGTCTGATTTTCTGCCTGAAGGCTGGAAATCTTATCCTGGGTCAAGAAGTCAAGGATAGCCCTGGTGTTGCTGTTGTTATTATCCAATAAATCCCTTGTGGCATTCTGGATTGTATTTCTGGTATCACATGACTGTGTAGCCAGATTGTAGTTTACGCCATCAATAGCGCGCTGTGTCTGGCAGCAGCAATCCTGGAGCTGATAGCCCATCTGGCATAAGCTGCGGTCAACACCGTTGAATCCGCTGGTAATAGTGTTGTTCAGTGCGTATGTGCTGTCACAAATACCCTGCTGGATTCCTCTGATACCATTTTCGATTCCATTGAGGGCAAAACCTTCGTTAATGTCTGCGCGTGTTGCTAATCCCTGCAATCCGGCACCTCCTGACCCGTTATTACCCCAACCATTTCCATTGCCCCAGCCTCCGGCAAACAAGAATAGCACTATAATCCAAATCCAGTCGCCCCACATACCATCACCATTTCTGTTATTTCCGTTTCCTGTAGCGGCAGCAATGTCCGCTAAAGAGTAACCACTTTCCATAAAATTTACTCCTTTTAAAATATATTTACAAAATCATGCGCATTGATTTATGTACTATTTTTTCATGCCTCCAAGCATCTGCTGAAACTGCTGGGCCATCTGCTGTGCTTGATTAAGCTGGTCCTGGGTAATCTGCCCCGACTGTAGCATTTTCTGTACTTCTTCCTGGGGATTACCTTTAAAGTTGTTTTTAAATTCCATAAATTTCTGAATCATCTGCATTGGGTTATTTCCGCCTCCCATTCCAGGCATCATGCCGCCCATTGGTGAACCGCCGCCCAACATGCTAAATAATGGATTCATATATTATTTTCCCTTTCCGCTTGGTGCTGTACTGGTTTCTAAAAGTCCATATAATTCATCATATTTTGCCTTTAAATCCTGATACTCATTTCTGGTAACATACTTTTCATCCAGATTTTCAGCCGATGTAGATTCCTTTTTCCGTCCATTAACAATCTCTTTATATTCAAAAGTGCGGAGTGTTGGCATACCTGCTGCATCTGTTGTTTTAATATAAAAGTACTCATTTTCGCTATCCATCAGTAATATGGATGTGCTTGGCGCTACTAAATACGACTTTGCCCCGGCTTCACCCTGCACCCATAATATTCCCTGGTTGGTCTGCGGGACCTGTGGAACCTGCGTCTGTTGCGGCATTTGGTATGGTGCCTGTAGCTGCTGCAATCGGTCCATAGGTGGTTGCATCTGCGGTTGATACGGGTATGCGTTTGGATATGTATTCAGATAGTTTGGATTGATAAATGGTTGCGGCATTATATCCCCTCCGTTCTTTTATAATCCAATTATCCCATAAAAAATAAGCCCTTGACAGGTCGTCAAAGACTTATAAAAGTATCACGCAAGTATCAACATACTCGGATTATTTTGTTGTTTACTTTTCTGCTCAATCTCTTTGCTGTGGATACACTTACATTCATTAATTCAGCGCAATACTCCAAAGGATAGTTCTTGGCCCGGTACTCAAACAGTGCCCGCTCTTCATCCGTAAAGTTGCAATATGTACGAAAATAGTTTAGTTCTGGCACTGTAAAGTCATATACTTTCAAAGCAACGCTCCTTAAATACCCTCTGACAAATGCTTTATCATAGCTTCTTTGGTTTTTTTTAAACCATCTATGTTGTTACCGGTTATACGATTATCAATCATGGCAATCATTCCCTGGCACAAAAGCGATTGCATATCCTTGATTTCCTGTATGGACTTATAATCTTTCTGGACGTTTTCTTCAAGCTTAGCAACTTTTTTCCCTAGCTCCGGGTCAACTGTCTCTTCAAGCGTTTTTACTCTGCTTTTAAGTCTGATTGCAGGTTTCACCCATCCGTAAATAACCCTCGACGCTCCACCAATAATTGTAATTGCTCCACAAATAGCAAGAAATGTCTTGCCAAATTCCATTAAATCCATGCTATCGCCTTTCCCAGTAGTATATTGGTATCTCCTGTCCGCTGTCCCATGTATCGTAATAATATCCATCCTGCACACATACCACATGACCGTCTATTGCCAGAATATAAGTTCCGGCAGGATTATCCTGGCAAAAGTCCTCCACCGTGTAAACATCTTGTCCGTGGTCGTCAACTATGTATCGTTTAAACCCATTCTGCCGCAGGTATGCTCCCCATACGTGATTAGCAGACGGCATATCAGATAATGCACAAGCGCAGACAGTCACCCCGGCAAATACTGTTTCCCAGTCGCAGTCAAGAGCTTTGGTTATAGCTCGTATAGGGCAGTCCCCTACGCGGGCATTTTTAGGATTTGGATTGTATTGTCTCCATTTACTCATTATCTTGATACCTCAAATCCCATATTATATAATAATTTGCTGTATTCTTCTAACAACCGGAAGTATGAATTTCCCCACTCAACGGATGGATAATAAGAACTTGGTACACCAATATAACCATTAGGAGAACTACAACATGTACACTTTTCTGTACCATTGTTTGCACAATAATTGCAGTGTGTTGTTTCAAAATCAGAAAATTTAACTTGCATTTTATTTTCCTTTCGCATTTTCATATCGCTTTGCTGCTCCCCTGGCCTTTGCGGCTTGTTCCCGGTTCCATCTTGCAATCTGCAACCGTTCCTGCTGGGTGCGCAAGTCGTTCGTTTTACAAAATTCGTTGTATGCCTTATTCTGCCGCTGTAACAGATATGATTTACGGTCAAGTTCAAGCTGCATCTCAAATTTAGCCGCCTCATCCTGGCACTTCTCCACCGCTTCTTGCAGCCCCATGACCTCACGCTTAGTCTTGCGGACGCGGCGCTCTAGGGCGCGTTGGCGTTGTTCTTTTTCATACAGTTCTTTGTTCTCTTTACTGTCGTATTTTTCAAAAGGATTGTTCATCCCTTCTATATACGCCGAGAAGTGATGGCGACAGTTCGCCCCACATATCCCATCTACTTTTCCGTATCGGCATACATCTATAAAATCTGGATAAGTCCTTTCTATATCACCCATTAAACTCACCTAGCAAATCATTCAACGCCCTTTCAAAACCTATTTTGTGATAAAGTACTCTCAATTTTTCATAGTCCACATCATAATATTTAGACCATTGTTTGAGGGTTCTTACTTCCCCATTATATTCAACAACAATATTATTTCTTCTATTATTGGCCTGCGTTTCTAGTGTTTCCCATCTACAATTATTGGGCTCATAATTTCCATTTACATCTATTCTGTCTATTGTTAAATTATCTCTGTATCCGTTCTTTATCGCTCATTTGTAGAAACTATCTGGATTTTCCCTCCATTCTTTACATACAGATATTCCTCGTCCCCCATAATTAAGGTATCCTGTGTCATTCTCGTTATAACAGCGTTGTATCATATGGTTATACGCGTTTATTAGTCTACGCCCATATCCTTTATTTCTTCGTTTTGACACGCATTCTCTTGAATAACATCCGCACGATTTTGTCTTTCCACTTTTTAACATATTAGTTGTCACGATAGTTTCTTTTCCACAATCGCACCTGCACACCCATGCAACCTTTTTCCCTTTATTTTTTGCTCTTTGAATTACTGTTAATCTTCCGTACTTTTTACCTGACAAGTCTTGAGCGTTGCCCTCTTTTTGCTTGCACCCGCAAGAAACCGTATCGCCAGATAAAAGATGTGTTCCGTCCGTAATTTTAATGTTCCCGCAATCACACCTGCATTTCCACAACGCACGGCCTTTTTTATTGGAACCCGCTCTTTCTATAACATATAACCTGCCAAATCTTTTCCCTGTCAAATCATTTACTCTCATATCATTTACCTTTCAACTGAAATTATCTACTTTCAATTATAACATTTTTATTCTGTAATTGCAAGTAGTTGAAAGCTATGTTATAATCCTTTTGAAAGGAGTGTTTGCATGACTGATAATAGAGGTCTCAAAAATCGTATAGCAATGTCTAACGCCATTGACCGAGAACTATATTTAAAACTTAAAGCATACTCAGAAGAAACAGGTATTCCAATCAGCAAATTACTTGACAGAGCAATCGCCATGTATCTTAATTCTTTGGAAAATAAGGTTTAATACTATCCATTTTGTTCCAATCCACCGAAAACACCTGCCCTTGCCACACTTCATGGCTAGGGCGGGCTCCCATGTGACTAGAAGTCAAAACTTTATCGTATCCCATTTCTTTCATTCTTGCTAATTGGATATCCGCACAGGCTTGCGATATTCCAGTTCTTACTACCATAGCAGTCGCAGCCTCTATCGTTATTTTCCTGCCGGAGGGATAGTCCACATAGACGCCGTCACTTGCCACGCTCTCTACCGCCTCTTTGACGGCCTGTGTGTATGATACAGCCCCGGAAGATACAAGGTGGTATGCATTATCACATTCGTTTATAAAAAGCCTTTGTGCGGCTTCTGCTGTGGTCCTAGTATAGTTTTCCCATTCCCCCATAGTAGCAGTCATGTTGCGTTCCATCAATCGAATAAGCTGCGGTGATTGGGTAAGCGGTGTTGGAGACAAACCAGCAGCTTCATATATTTTATGGTCGTATTCCAAGGCCTTGATTCCCGCCTCCTCCATAGCCGCCTTGATTTCTTTTTCCTGCCGCTTGGTGTATTTGGATAACTCTGCCGTTATATCCTCTAGCAAATATCCTGCATCCTGCAATATATGTATACGCCATCGGTCAGAGGATGTAAGCAGGTAATCATATCCGCGCCCAATACGTATCATCATGCGGTCTATTATCTGTCGTATGATGTATGTATGGAGCTGGGAGGCTATTCCTTCACTTCCATCTGCTATATGCTGTAGATAATTAGGGCTTAACATTCTGCATCCCTTCTATCAGTTTTTTTAACTCAGCAATCACAACGTTTGTATCTTGCACATACTTCATTGTCACATCCGGTTCCGGCCCTCCCGCGGTGATGGTCACATGGGTGGTGCCGGTGTAGGTGGTAAGGGCGTTCAGGGCGGCTTGGGTATCGGATGGGAGGGGTTCCCAGGTGGGAGTAGCGCGCGGGGCTACTACAATCAAGTTATTGGACTGTAAAAAATCTTTCCAGGCAGATAGTGAATTTACAGTATTGTACTTTTCGCAGTAGACCATTAAATTCCCTGCGTCATCAATACTTATACCATTGTTAGCTCCATAAGTCCCAGTACCTCCGCCAGACACAAAACCGAACAAATTACTCAGTCCTGGCGATACAATGGAATTGGTTTTGACGGGCTTAAAATCCAGGATACTTTTAGGTCTAAGTCTCTTTTTCTCGTTTGTATTTGTCGATACGATTTCCCACTGCTCATCCTCACTGCCATCAAATGTAATTCCTAACATATACCTTTCCACGCCCCACACACCATCCCGGCATGTGATACGGTCCCTTGCATCCCCTATACCATGCAACGGCTCCGTGAGGGAGATTGGGGCAGTCTGCATAATAGGTGGTTCATAGTCTGTCACAGTATCCCCTTCTTCCATCTGCAAATCAAGTCCGTCAAAGGTTTCGTCAATCCCCTTAAACTGTACAAAACGGATATATTTCGCTCCTGTATAATAAAAACCATCCTTTATAACTTTACTTAAAGTGGTAGCAGGAAGAATGCCCCTTGAACCCAAAAAATTCTTGTCAATATCATAAACCCTTCCCATGCAATTTGTTTCTGCAAAAGTTTTCTTCCTGGAAAATGTATATGATTTTTCTGGATTTATTGAAATAAATCCAGAACGGAGGGCATGATTGCTATTCTCTTCATTTCCATCGACGCCAACACTTCCATACTCCAACGGCCCAGTTATATTTTTGTTTTTGACCCTCACCGCTGTGACATCCGTACTCACAATCTCCTGCGGATACTCCGGGATGGGGGATGGCTTGCCGCCTGTGTATGGCTCCCAGGGAAGCGGGATGGTACCTTCATTTATCATAGGACTGAATGTCGCATGAACTGTTTTCCCTGATTTAACAAGTACCGCAAAGTTAAACTCTGATTCCTGGGTATATAAAAATGTCGCTCCTGACCCGGTATCCTTATAAACTCCGCTTGGTTCTTTTGTCCAACATTGCCAGAAGAAACTATTGTCAAAATCAGTTCCGTACCCCCGCAAAGCATAGTTCTTCCCTGGTTCAAGGGTCATATGACTATTTGAATCTAAGATAAATGCAGTATCACCTGATGCGGTACCATTTACAGATATACTACCATCGACATTAATATTTACAGTTACGCCATTTTTCTCTTGGGGACCTATCTTTGTTGTTAAGTCCAATAACTGCGCCCCGGTCGTCACCACCTGCTCACTCCTTCCGGCTATCTCCAGGCCGGGTATTGGGGCCTCCCACGCATCTGATACTGTTACTTGCGTAGTGCCTGTGGCTGAACCAATTATAGCGTTGGCGTATTTAATATCGCTCGCGCGCTTACTATAACCTATAAATTCGGACTTTTTTAGGTCTATATAGTCTTTGGTATCCTGCAAAGTCTTTTCAGCGTCAACAGCAGACTCAGC